TACAGTATCAACCGCTACTTGCGTGGTTGCTGAGGTAGTTGCAGAGCTAGATCCAACAGTAGCTACAGTACCTATACCGAAATTTGCTGCGTTGACAGACTGACCAGATGCATCTAAATCACCATTAAAAGTAGAATCATTTTGCACCTCAAGACTGTCAGCATTTACTAAGCCTGTGTTTGTAATGTCGCCTGTAACCGTTATACCTGTATTAGTTGTAGCAAGCTTAACAGAATTGTTAAATCTTATATCTACTGCACCTCCAGCTATACCTTGCAAATAAGTTGCTGTTAGACCACCATTAGTAAGTCTTAAGTTAGTTCCTCCCAAAAATAAATCGCCAGTTCCTACATCTCTTACTACACTTTTTGCTCCGTCATGATATATTTCCAAATCACTACCTGCACCAAAAATAGCTTTATCGTTATCACCAAACAAAGCATCATTAGTAAAGATAGCGTCGTCGTTAAATGTTGTTGTTCCTTGTACGACTAGCTGATTAGGTATGTTTACACCTATAGAAGTAGTCTCAAATCTTTTGTTATTGTCGTAGTACAGCTCTACAGCACCATCTTTGATGAACTTGCCCATTACCTCAGAGCCACCATTAATAGAGATGTTAGGCCCATCTGTTCTAATAATTAGGCCATTAGTGCCTACATCTTCGATTACTGACTCACTATCGTGATATATAAGTAAGTCATTATCAGTACCAAAAGAAGCTTTAGCGGTATCTTGAAACTCTAGGTTGTTAGTAGATTTGTCATAAATAATATTGGCACTAGCTCCAGTAAAGGTTACATCATCTCTAAAAGTAGATGTACCATTCACATCCAGCTTAGTTGCTGGCGTATTAGTTGCAATTCCAACTCGTCCTGAACTGTCAATGTGCATCCTATCTCCAGAATTAACTGTGAAAGTCATAGATGCACCACTACCATGTGTCCCATCTCGTCCTAGAATTTGAGTAACATCACTATCAGCAAATTTGATTCTACCTTGTGCTGTTGTACCTACTCTTAAATTGCCATACACATGAAGCAGTTCGGTTGGCGAAGCAATACCTATGCCTAAGTTTTGCCCTGTATTTATATAGTTATCGCCACTTGTTCTTAGTCTTACTTTTGCTGTGCCTGATTGTGATAATCTAAATTCAGGTGCAGTAGATTCCACATGTAAATTAGCTGCTGGGGCAATAGTCCCAATACCCACATATCCATTAGTTCCAGAAACATACATTCTGGCGTTTCCAGTACTAGAAAGAGATGTTGCGTTGGTATTGAAATATAAATCATTTGCAGAGCCTAATACTATGTTTTCACCACTTGATGAGATCAAAGCTAAGTTGTCAAAACTATCATCACCAATTTTGTGACTATCACCAACTTCTATTTCTCCTGTTACATCAATACCAGCACTAGTTGTCTCAAACTTTTTACTACCGCCAAAATAAAGCTCAACACTATTAGATTGGTTCATGTTAGCTAAAGTATTACCAACAGCATCTTGGAAAAGAATGTCGTTACCACCCTTAATAATTAAGTCACCAGTTCCAACCTCATTAATATAACTATTGTTGCTGTCATGATATATCTGTAAATCATTACCAGCTCCAAACAAAGCCTTACTGCTATCAGTAAAAGTAATATCATCATTAGCAGATACAGCTATATCAGTACCACCAGTTGTATTACCGTTAGCTAGGATCTCAGCCAAGGTATCAACTGTACCTACCTGACTGTCTACATATGCTTTGATTGACTGTTGTGAGGCTACTGCTGTTGCAGAGTTACTTGCCATATTGTCTTCATCTAAAAACGCAGAACCTGACAAAGTACCATTAAGGACAGGACTAGTTAAGGTAGGGCTTGTAAGAGTCTTGTTTGTTAGGGTTTGAGTGCCTGTCAGCGTAACAACCGTATTATCAATAGCAAAGGTAACTGAAGTCCCTGATGCATTAGAAGTAATGCCTGTCCCACCTATAAGAGATAAAGTTTGTGTATTAAGGTTGATTCCAATAGTTGCACTACCGTCAGATACATTTAAATTAACTGCACCTAGTGCTGATATGTTTTGAAAGTTTGTACCATCCCAATACTGTAGTGTAGTAGTGGTAGTGTTATAGATAATCTGCCCAATATTGAAGTTGAGCTCGTCTCTTTCGGCTGTAGTAAGTTGTAAAGTGTTATCAGGATCAATAGACCCTAAGTTGATTTCAAGTGTTCTTACAAGCTGATTGAAGGTTTCAGCTGTTACATTTGGCCCTGTAGCGAAAGGTAAGTTGGTTTGTAAGAGTTTGGCCACCCTTATCTTCTCCCGTCGGTTCTAAGATCTAGTCTTGTCGCCCCTAACCTCCATCCTGTTCCAGTATCATCTGGTTGATCTGTAGATTGTATTCTTAGAATAAATTGTCTACCTCGTGATCTGATGAAAACTTGTTTTGTATCCGGAGATATAGTGGAGTTAGATGTTACTCTTGCAGGATCTTCTAGATCTTCACTTGGAAAATCTCTTTGTTTAGTAATTAATTTAACATTACCACTACCTAGAAACTTTATGTCAGGAATTATTCTGCTTAAAAAAGCAAAGTTTTCACCATCACCTAAATCTAAATCAGATGATTCTATAAAAACATTTTGCATAGCAGCACCATCGTCGTTGAAGCCTATTTCATGTTGAAATAAATTTGGAGCTCCAACGGCTTGTGGGAATGATTCAACACCAGAGTCTAACCAAGCAGTCCGCACCAACTGTCCGTAATACCAAATATTTGTAGCATAGTTATAAATTACATAACGGTTAATTTCTTCGTTATCATTTAAACCTTGTTTTTTGGATGGGTAAAACCATCCTACTTCATTATGTTCCTTGTTTGTAAAGCCAAAAACTTTATAAGCTTCATTTACATTCAAACCATTAATACTGTCCTTAAATACATAGTTCTTAACGCTACAAGGCAGTTTCTGTACTCCACCACTATAAACGTAAAAACTATCGTAAGACATGAAATAAACACCTCCAGGAGCTGTTACAGCTGCTTTAGGTCCTATCAAGCCAGTAGAATTATCAATTAGGTTTACTGCAAATGTAAATGGTGGACCGACAAACTGCATACTATATACAGAGGTATCAGTAAATATCACTATTTCTTGTCTTGATTTGACACCACCAATTATTTGAGATCCTGAGGATAATCTAACAGAACCAGCTGTATTTGTAGTCAAAGGTTCGAATTGTAGCTCATTTTCTTGATCACTAAATGCGACTAACATAGGATCAACTACCCCTGTTCTATTACCACCTGATAACGGATCAGCGCCTAAAACAATTAAATGTCTATCTGTTTCTGAAGTTATAACCTGTAATCCTTTGGTTGGCACTTTGTTTGCACCACCTATAGCTGATAATAAAGTAGCTCTTGTATTTACCCCAGATGATGGTTGCCATCTATATATTTGACCGCCTCTAGGATTGATGATTAAATTTTGTCCAAAATTATCATGTGTCCACAAACGCAATTGATTGACTGAAGATAGTGTAGATGCACCACCCCAGCCACCTCCGCCCCAAGTGCTTGCACCATAACCTACACCTGCAACAAAATTGTCTAGCCCAACATTTATTTGATATGTACCAACAGTATTAGAACCACCATTACCTGTATCTGAGGAATTAGCTAGAACAGCGTTACCACTAGTATTTTTTGCTTCTATACGATAGTTGTTTGCGTCAACTATCTCTGAGACTTGATATTCTTGATTGAGAACGGCAGCTGTAATGTTGCCACCTAAAGATACTGCACCAGAAAAAGTGACAAAATCATTCAAAACACATCCGTGGTCTGTATCTGTTACAGTAATTGTTGCATCTCCATTTCCAACTTTGGCAAACGTGACATCTCCTGCCGCTGTCGTGCTTCTTATGGGTGTTATGTCGTTAAATATGCTGCCTGAATATAAGTAGTATTTAAAAGTAGATCCTAAGCCTAGATATTTAGTGCCATCATTTGCTATCCAGTTATGTAAAGCTCTTACAGTACCTAAGTATGTGCTTGATGTTATTTTTTGCCAACCACCAAACTTTTCTGGCCTACCTGCTCTAAACCGCACTAAATTACAATCAAACCAACCCCCTTCTGAATCGTAAGCGGTTCCTTCTCTGTCTATACCTGGAGCAAAAGATAATTTCTGAATAGCCATAACTTAAAGATATTCTATCTCGAAGTTAATATTATAGCTAGATTTGGTGTTATCCGTGGTATACGTCTGTTTTCATCATGCCGGCTAGTTCATTAGCTCTGCCTTTGACTTGTTCAGCCCATTTGCTATCTAGCATTTGTACTGCAACTTCGTCGTAGTCTTTGGCATGTAAGGCAAATAACATGTTTTTAAACTTAAATAACCTATTGCCTAGATTGAAATACATGTTTATGAGAACTATTTTTCTTGTTTCTGAAAGGCTTTCAAAACACTCAATCCTTGATGCTAAGATTTTGATACAGTTTTTAATATCATTATTGAGGAGATACTCAGCTTCATCTTGAGATATGCCTCCTCCCAATCTTTCGTCTATTAGCCTACCGTAACCAATAGTAAGGTATTTTTCAGGGGTAGAATCTTCATATGCATGTGACACAAAACCTTCGTGTATTCTCAACATATGACTTACTTTACTTTCTAAAGTTTCTGCGCTCATATAAGTAAACTCTCTATAAGTAAGGCGGCTACACTACAGATTAAACCTACCAGCAATACTATAAGTGTAGTTAATCCACCTGATACTTTTTGTTGCAATTCTTTAATTTCAAGTTCTATATCTACGAACTTGTTGAAAGCAGTTTTCCATCTTTCTGCACTTTCTTTTTGATGTACAGATAACTCAAGATGGACATCTGCTGCTGTTTTTCTGGCCACTATTTTTTAAATTTTTCAAGCCACTCAGGTTTGTTTTTAGATACCCATATGTAGCCAATAACACCCACAATAATTGCAACAATAATATATTCCATTATTTCTCCTCTTTATCTTCTGATTTTTCTTCTACTAGTTCACCAACAGATTCAGTTACTGGTTCTTGCATTTCTTTAAGCTTTGCAGTTACATGATTTCTCATCTGATTGATGACTTCTAATTCTTCACCTTTGATAGCACCTCTTTGCAAAGATACTTCAATAAGTTGATACGCTATAATTAAAAATTGCTTTTCATCCATAGGGAAGATTATATATTAAGTTGCAGTAACTACCAAGGCACCTGCATTACTGACAGTAACACGATATTGTGTACCATTTGCTGATTTTAAAATTAAACCTTTATTAGCAGTAAGGATACTTAAATCACCACCTGAGCTTATTGTAGCTTGTCCCGTAGATCCTTTTTTGAAAGCAAATCCAGTACCAGCGGTAAATGTCATTTGATCGTCTCCATCATGAGTATAAGATATTTGACCCTCATCAGGATCTCCTACATGCCCAAAACAAATTCTTCCTTCTGAATCACTTCCTGAAATAATTTGTATACCGCTATCATTTTGACCTTCTACTATCAATTCTGTTGCACCTACTGTTGGAGTAAAAGAACCAGCATCTGAACTTTTTATATGCAAATTACCCAAAGGTACAGTTTCACCTATACCAATTTTACCGTTAGTTGCTACAGATAAATCTGTATTCGTACCTAATGAAGCACCCCTACCTATTTTTAGAGTATCATCTGTATCATCTAAACCTATATGATAATTTTGTGCATTACCATTGAATACTAATCTTGTATCTTCTTCCTCAGCCTCACCAATCAATAGAGATGGGGTGTTTCCTTTTATTTGTATGAAATCAGTAGCAACAAAATTATGAAATACCGAAGCTACAGCTGCCGAACCTCCTCCTCCATCAAGAAAAACACACATAACTGCAGCATTAGGTATTGATGCGTTAGCCCCACTTCCTTGTGATATATTTATATATTGATTGCCTGAAGTTGCATTTTCTATAAACATAACTCTTTTGATAGTGTTAGGACCAATAGTTAAGGTTCTAGGCGTAGATAATGAAACGGATGAGGTAACTTTAACGTACATACTTCTATAGGGGCTAGAAAGAGCATCACCTACAGTTACACTTTTATCTGCGTCTGTATCAAAAGTTGCAACAGATGAATAACCCAAAGCATCGCTTATCAAACTTAAATTTGTGTTAGTTGATGTGCCCCAAGAACCAGCTTCGGCTCCTGTTGCTATTTCTTTAATTCTAAGATTGTTATTGTATGTAGCCATTTTTCTATTATGACACCCTAATTATTGAATTTGAAGCACCAGATGATGGGAATGTAATTGTAAGATCGCCAGCTGTAGCTGTTATATCTTCACCAAAATCTATTACTGCAACGGCTTTATTTGAGTCTGTACTGTTATATATTAGCGCTCCTCTAGCTGTAACCGTTACATTTGAGAATGTTAGATTATTGAAATCTACTACGGCTGTTGTACCGTCTAAAGTAGGTGTACCAGTCTTAAGTGTGAGTGTAGAGCCACCAGCAGTATAGTTTGTGCCTGTTACCTCATTAGAGGTGCTGTAAGCTGTCGTTGAGGCATTTAAAGTAGCTGCATTAGTAAATAAAGCTAACTTAAAAGTGTCGGGTGATCCCCCTTGATCAAAGTTATGTATCCCTTTAAATAACTCTTGTTTGAATGAATTAGTTAAAGTTGATGTTATTGCCATAACGAAATTCTACCATACATTTGGCTCAGGTGGACTAGGATCGTGTCTACCAACCATTATGGGCTCATATACAGGTTGTTTGGTTTGTTTTAGATACTCACTTCTTTTGATGGTCTTATATTCACCTTTATCATCTGTCATAACTAGTAAGGGGTCTGCTAACCTATGGTAGCCATAAAGTTTTTCTTCTGACGGCACATTAGCATCTAGAGTTGGTGATGTGCTGGCTACACCAACTTTCATACCTTGCTCTATACATTTAGCTAACCAATACTCAACACATGCTCTGCCTGCTTCAGCGTAATGAAGATTATTTTTATAGCTAAAATCTACACCATATAGGTTTAGCTCACCTACTTCTGCTAGATAAGCAAAAGCTACAGCATAAGCTACTGTATTGTTAAGGTAATTAGTTTTGCCTTTTTTTACTACTTCTTCTATTGGATATTCAACAAGTCCAGGACACCTTTCATCTAGCTCACAAGTATAGATAGGCCCTTTATGTTTTTTAAGCACCTCAGTCATAATATCTGTTTGATTTGCTGCATTTTCCGTATCTAAAAATCTAGCAGGCGGATCCATCATAAACACACGATCATGAAAAATTACTCCTGCTACAGAGTTTATTACCCACACTTCATCAAACTGAGCACTATGTGTTTTACTCAAACAAAAGTCATGCCAGCTTGCACCCATAGCGACTATGGCAACTTTCTTGCCTTTTAAAGCTTCTATTTCTTTCATATATATTTAACGAACAGGAGTACGCAAAGAATCGTATCTATATTCGTCTCTTCTCCCTCTGCCTTCAGCTCTATTTTTGAGCCTAGCTATTTCTTGACTATACTTTTGATCGTATAGCTGGAGAAGATCAGGATCGCCTTTCATGAATGTATAGGCTTCTATTAAGCAACCGTATAACAAAGCATTTCTAGCATTTTGTGAAAGCCAAGTCCCTGTTGTGTCAGTCACAAGAGAATTAGGCTTAAACAGATAATTCAACTCCACGCTGTAATTTTGATCTGGTACTGGTGCTACTACTAAACTAGAGCCACCAAGTTGTTTTGAAAAATCACCATAGTATTTAGGTAAACCACGTAAACTTACATCTGACGGATCAACTGTAAATTCTTGCATAAATGATGGGTGTTTTTTATCTAAATAATGATAATCAGAGTTACTGTCAATAACAGCTAAACTAAAAGCTAGAACAAAATCTGTTGGTGTAGTAAGTATTTTATTGCCAGCAGTAAATGTTAAAGTGCTTGTTTTTCTGAAGTTATCAAACTGAACGTCTTCAAAAATTCTTTCTTCAACGGTTTTAATTATTTCGTTTAAATTATTTACAAAAGTAGTTTCAGTATTTTGTAAGTAGTCTTGAATCAATCCTTTTAATTCTGTTAAAGTCATGTTGTTATTGTAACTGTTCCTAATGCAGATGTTAGCAAGAACCCTCTAAAACTTCTACCTATTGGATTATCGGTAGAAAATACATTACCACCATTAGCTTCTATATCATTATTAACTCTCGGATCATACAAAGCTTCAGGATCAGCTATATGGTTAAAAGGACCTAACTGTGGATGTTTAGGTTCGAAACATTTGTGACAGACTTTTAAACCTGTCCATTCTTTTTTTAGCTCTAATAATTTATATTCAAAACCACATCTATCACATATAGCTCTTGCAAACTTACCTATTGCATATGTCATCTTCTGACTCCAGGATAAGGCCTAACTCTAAATGATGCTCTATCCTCATCTTGGTCTGCAGCTCTTCTAAATTCTTCTTCATATATCGCTTTGAGCTCCATAGTTCGCTCAGGAGCTCTTTTTTGTGATAAGTAGTAGGCTAGCCCTGCTACAAAGCAAGGAAACAGTCTGAAGGGCATTTGCATAGTGTTTGTTGCTGAATCAACATCATCTATTCTTTCTAACTTGGTAAATCTGATTATATCCGTAGAATTTTCAGGGGTTGGATACAAAAATAAAACTGGGTTAATTTGTTTATCCAAGAAAAATTGTGAAGGTTTTGATTTTGAGTCTTTGTTAGGTATTGAGAAAAATTCTGATCTAGATAATCTATCCATACGTATATCTGTTGTGTCAGTACCTACGGTTCTTCTAATTGTGACATCTAAAATATCTATTGTGCTAGTGCCTAGTTGATAGTTATTAGTGCCTTCAGTAACTGTTTGTGTACCAGTTGATATGGTCCATTGATTCAAACCTCTGTTAGCCCATTCAGCTAACATAAGATTAGCAGACCTGATAGCTGTTTTGAGATCGTAACCAGTTCTAAGTTCTAATCCACATCTTTCGTATGCTTCTTCTATAAACTCTGTAATATTTAGTTCAAAATTTTTGCTACCTGAAACTGCCATTAGTCTTCATATAAATTGTTAAATGTAATTGAAGGATCTAAATAGCTTTCATGACCTTCGGCAGAATGAGCCCATTGTGACGGTTTAAAGTCAGGAGCACCTTCGCCAGTCACCCATAAAGCAGGGCTTGTAGCTCTTACTCTATTGTTAGGTAAAGCAACTAGATTGCCTTTCCAATTACAATCTTCTGTTATATATAATACATGAGATTGTTTATGTTGTGCAGGGTCATCTGCAATAGAGTTATTTGTGTAGTCTACCGTAAATAAATATTTTGCTTGGTAAAAATCACCACCTATCTTAGCTAACCAAGGAGATGAACTAACTCTGTCCATAACAACTACTGAATGATCTCTTGACTCACAATCCCAAGGTTGAGCTAGATGATCTTCCATAGGATCAGGAAAATCTTCCATAGGTATATCTGCCACCATACCTTGAATAGGCATACGAGCCCACATAGCACCACCATGTATATTAGGCTCATCATTGTCTTCGCAGTTTGCTTCTTCCCCTGTAAAAACTACTTGAAAACTTAATGATCTATCAGGAATAGTATTAACAGCAATAGCTAAAGCATGTATATACTCGTCGTGATATTTTTCGTGATTATGGGTAAATTCTCTTCTTACCCAACATTTGAAATGTGGGATATTACTTATTAAATTGGGCATTAACGATTTACTGCAGCGCCTTGTCTGGCTCTTCTTTGGTTTGCTGCACCAGCTATTCTTCCACCTTTAGACTTTTTCATGACTCTTCCACCTTTGGATTTCTTCATAATTCTGCCACCCTTAGACTTTTTCATCATCATACCGCCTTTAGATTTCTTCATCATCATTCCACCTTTGGACTTCTTCATAATTTTTCCGCCCTTAGATTTCTTCATCATGCTTCTGTTTTTTGATTTTTTATATCCTGGCATTTTTGCTCCTTTTCAACTTATTGTTGTAACCTTCCTACGGTTACTCATTACTTTACCACAACCTCTAGCTATAAAGCCACCATCTTTCATTTTCACTTTAGCTTTTGGTGTATTGGCCACAACAGTCTTTCCTTTACTGCCTGCTTTTTTCTTTTTTCTAGCCGTAGATGCACGTTGTGATTGTGATAAGCTTCTTGCTTTAGCAGCAGGTAAACATCTATCAGGGTTCTTTTTATCTTTGCTAGTACCGCAAGGACCTTTAATCTTACCGTCAGTCCCTATTCGAACCCAATTCTGTTCACGCCATTGTTTTAACTGACCCATTATCTCTTCCTATCAGACATAACAGCACCTTGGCCTCTCGGACTAGTAACAAGGCCTCCTGCTCTTTTTTTAACTTTTTTTCCCTTAGCGCCTTTTGCGTAGTTTGGATCTTTACAATATTTAGAAGCAGCCATATTTGCATATGCTGATGGGTATGTATCAAAAGTTCTTTTAGCCCAAGCTTTGCCTTTTGCACATATCTTACCGCCACTTTTTGCTTTTTTAGCCATAATTCGATTATACCGGTTCGTATGCACCTTCTGCAATCAAAATATCTCTATTGACCATATGTTCTGCTTCAACATCATCTTTACTTTGGCCGTAGTATTTGACCGCTAGATTGTTAGCTATCATAGCTTTGTTGATGTCTAAACCATCCACCACAATTGAACCAAGCACTCTGCCATACTTTCCTTTTGAGTCTTTAAGTTGGCTTTTTAATACTATTTTATTACCGTTATCTATAGCTTCTTTTAGAAATTTAGATGCAAGTTTACCTCTTGCTTTTTCATCTAGGTCACGAGTTCTAGATTCAGGAGTGTCAATACCGTATAGACGTACACGACATTTATGAAGAATACTAAAGCCTAGATCGAGGACACAATCTACTGTATCCCCGTCTACTACTCTAGTTACTTCACATTTATATTCGTACACTTATGCCCAAATAGCTGCACAAACTGTTTTTACTAAAGCATCTTCGCCAGAGTAATCAGTAGCAGCGCCACCATCTGCAACAAATTTGCTTAAATGTTTGTTTTCATTTGCAACTGTACCGTTTAGATGAGCATCTGCACCAGTTCCAGTTAAAACATTTTCATAACACACCATAACAGTTGGATGTTTTGCATTAGCTGTATCAGCTGCTGTTTCATCAGATAAAGGATAAACCTCTATTCTCTGTACTCTCTGTTTACTACTTATAGCCATTATTTAGCCTTCCTTTTTTTATATTTACGTTTAACTTTTTTTGCCTTAGGTTTAACCACGAGATCATCTTTGTAAACCATTTTGTAGGCTTCATTCTTTGCTGTCGATTTATCATCAGCGACATATCGACCATCTTTATCACGATTTCTGACTCTTACCCAGCCAAAAAATTCTTGCACTTTTTCCCAAAAGCTCATATTAGCACCTCCAACGTCTGCGAGCCTGCCTTATTCTAGAGTTCGGATCATTCCTTGTCTTGGCAGAACTTCTTTTTAATTGTCCCAAGGATCTAGCACAATAAGATTTTCTTCTTTTTGCTGCCTTACTGCCTCTTTTAACTTTACCAGTTACAGCAGTTTTAAGCTTAGAACCTGGGTTCTTTCGTCTATATGCAGCAACACCTTTTTTGGTCATGCCTGCACCAGACTTAGTAGATCGGTAGTTTCCTCCCTTACCTACTGTTCTTCTTATATTTTTAGCCATCTAAGAATGGAATATTGTTACTCTATCTATATTAGATAAAACAGCATGTATGCCGTTTTCAAACAATACGCCTTCTGACGGTATACTTAATGTTTCTGTATCATTTGCATTACAAGGAGCAACTAATAAGACTGTCCCTGAAACGCTTCCATCTCTAAAAGTTACTGTACCATCTGATGAACCACCAGCTATTACATATCCTTTGAGTCTAGATCTGTGTTGTGTTAAATCAACACCACCTGTAGCGGTTGAAGTTGAGGATGCTGTTTTTACATCACTACCTACTAATCTCATTATTCCTCCTCCCAAATAACTTGAACTGATTCATTTAAATCTTTTAATTTATTATTTGCAGCAGTTTTATTAGCTACAGTTTCATCTAAGACGACTTCGCCAGTTTGTGTATTTATAAGTTTTAATTTAATAGCCATTACTTGAAACCTCCTGGATCTCTTGGTTGAGATACAAATATATAATCAAAGTCAGCACTTTGTGCTCCCGAGTTTAAAAAGTTTGCTACATAAATATGCGGTAGTACTTGTGCACCTGAATCAGTAAACGGTATGTCCGCTGCTGTTAAAGATGTTGATGCACTATTTTTTAAACTTCTATCTGTTACTGTTATATCTACCTCTGACACTAATGTATCTTCTAGTATCCATTTTATTCTACCTCTGACTGAATCGTAATAAATGGTTGCAGTAAAGAATGTGTTTGGAAAGCCTGCTCTACTTGCGACGTTTAACTCAGGATTATCTGTTGAATTAAGTAGGCCTGCGTATGCATTAGAACCGTTATTTACATATTGATAGCATACTGTGCCGCCTGCTGGATCACCTTTAAACAAAACACCTATTGACCCTGTTGGGGGTGTTGGTGAAAAGAATATTGGTGGACCTGCTTGTACATCATCAGTAAACATAAATGCGCCTGCATATGCTGGATCATTTGCGTTCATGCCATTTGGATTCCATCTGAACTTCATAACAAAGTCTCTGTCTTTTTTCAGAGTGAAGTTATGCTCAGGTGTACCAACTGCTGGGCCTAACAATAGACCTGTAAAGTCGTTTGAACCTGTATGACTTGTCAATCTAATGCATGATGGATTATCAGGGCTGATTGCTACTGTACCGTTGGCTGATTTTAGTTCAGACCACTTATCAGTATCGTAATGATCAAAGTCATCAAAGAATACATGATTTCTAGTAGGATCGTAAAAATTACCTTTAATTATGTTATCAACACTTTGGTTGCTAACTCCATTTGGAAAATTTGTTAAAGACATTATTCTTTCTCCTTTATTTCAACATTACAAGGTCCTATTTCTTCTAGTTTTTCTTGTATTTTATTAACATTTGCGACTGACACTTCGCCAGTTTCGCCACTTGGTTTTTCGTATTTAATTATATATGCCATTAGAATAACTCCTCAGGTCTTTGACAACCTACCATCACATAGTCTATATCAATAAATTGACTTGTGCCTGCTGAGAAACCTATCGAAGGTAACAAAATTTTACCTGTAGGTTGGCTAGAAGGAACAGAATCAATTTGAAAATCCATACCATCTTGGAAGCCTCCTGATGATTTAGACTCGTACCTTCTGTCATTGATTTGATAAACCATAAACTCTCTTTTTGGATCATAATAAAATGTTAGAACATTAAATCTATCAATAACTGTAGCATCATCTTTACCATCCCAATGTCCAAAAGCACCTACAATAGCAGTATTAGTCTTAAACCAACTGCCTGACGGATCATTACCTGTGCCAATTTGAGGGTTAAATTGACATTGAAACCCTGGATGCAAAAATTCAATTCCATTATATTTAGAAGAAGCCATAACACCGTCTTCGCTCATGCTAAATCCAAAAGATGCATCAGTACATGTAGCTCCGTACTTATACCTTACTTGCCAAAAAAACGGTTCATTTCCTGTAAATTCAATAGTTTCTGTATTGGTAGCATTACCACCTGACCAAGCTAATACACAACTACCATTAGTTGAAGCTGTAGATGATGATTGTGTCATTCTTAAAACACCGTTAGCTGTCTTGCTGTCAAACTGCGAAGTGGGCGCTAAAGCCACAGTAGAACCTGCATTTGTTCCTACTCGCCATCCATTAGAAGCTGTGTCAAATGATGTAAAATCATCAAATATAATATTAAACTTCGTGGGCCAATCCCCGCCCATATAATCACCAGCTGGGTGATTTTTTAAGTTTGGTAGGTTATTAAAACCTTTTTCGTAATTTGTACTCATTATCTCTCCTGTGCAATTGTTAAATAATCTACTGTCAACTTACTTATTGCAGCAGTACTGTTTCTAATCATTAGAGTAGGCATTAGGTTGATACCGTCAGGCCATACTGCGGATGATACTGTATCTGTCCCTGCTGTGTATGGTAAATCTGAGCTACCTACACTTGCATTACAGCCAACCCATCCTTTAGAAGAATCTCTAAAATAGACAGGTTTATGTTGATAAGCTTGGTTAGTAAATACTTGACCAGCTGGTGTAGCAGCACTCACATTATTAAGATAATTAGAATTGTTTCTTGGGCCTGGTATTTTTTTACCAACACCTCTTTCAGGGTCATAGATAAATATCATTTCAATAAACTCATCATTTGTAATATCACCTGTTGTTGGTTCGAATACTTGTCCTGGGCCAAATACTGAATTAAGCGGTAAGCCTGTACCTGTTGCATTAAAAGCAAATAAAGCTGGATTAGAGCTTGTAAACAACGGATCAGTAGCACAACCCTGTACATAACCACCCATACTTAAAAGACCACTAAAAGTTGTTAGTCTTTTCATCATACCAACATGAAAAGCACATGTTTGCCAATTGTCTACTTTAAAACGCATAGCCATATATGTCTTCTTCTTAGGATCCATGATAAAGCTTCCAACTGCTTGAGCTGCATTACCCTTGTATTGCAACAAAACTCTGTCGTTATTAGCGTTGTCAGTAGCTAGTTCTAGCTGGCCACCTGATCCGTTTATGACACCAACGGAGTGATTGCCTGAACCTGCTTCAACTACTGTTTTCTCCCAATGACCTGCAACATATTTGTTAAAATCGTCGTGCCAAACAATATATTTACTTTTATCTAAAATACCGATCTTAGATAAAGGATGATCTTTTTTCACAAAATTAGAAATACCATCAGGAAAACTTACGCTTGCATTACCAGTTATTTTTTTATTAACTTCACCAACTGCTGAAGTTCTACCGAATATTACATTACCGTCTCTACTTGCCATTATACTTCTACCTCATCTAAAACTACTTCTTTACCAACAGCTAAAGCGTCCATAGCAGCATCTGCTAATTTCTTTTTACCTGCTGTTGTATTTGCATATTGTGTTTCTACACCGTCTATTGTTAATGTTAACTTCTTAGCCATTATCTTACCTCCAAACAAATATTTGGAAAATCATGGTTTTGAGCCTTCATCCAATCAGACAAATCTTTCATACTACTAAATTCCATATAGCCACCTCGCCATCTTATTACATATTTCATACTCTACCACTCCTTCTCATACCGCATCTAAAGTAATCTACTTTCATACTATTAGCAGCTGTTTCTTTTGTTCTTACTCCTAATGTTGGAACTAACACACCTTTTGGATATGCCCAAGTTTGTGTAGCATTTGTTGTCATTTGTCCTGTTAATCTATCATCGAATGTGGCTCTTTGGATAAGTACGCCTTGATAGGTCCAAGCAATAATTTGTGATTTACTGTCATAAGATGCACCCAGAGTACAAAACTCGCCATCAGATGGAAAAGGAACTTGATTTGCTATAGAACTACCAGAAATGCCTTGACCAGTACCATTCCATGTAGCCATAGCATTATTTTCGGATCCAGGTGATGTTGCTTGTGTTCCGTATCTGAAATAAAAATCAGCTGGGAAGAACCCGCCGACATTTGTAAATTGATGGCCTATACTGTCCTGAAATCTGAAATTATCAAATATTTCATCATCAGCTTTACCACACAATCCGATAAAAGCATGCATTTTGGCTGGATCGTAGTGATCTAGTGCTATTCTAGCTTCGTAAAAGAAATCGTGATCTAAATCAAACTCAAAAGCACTATTAATAGCAGAGTTTGTACCTAGCTGTATTAAAATACCGTCATCTGCAGCATTGTCCGTAGTCATTTGTATGATACCGCCATTACCATCTACGTTCGTTACGCTATTTGCTCCTGAACCTGCAGCGGTTTCTGTTACTTTCCACTCACCTGCATTATAGGTAAAAAAATCGTCGAAGTATTCTGTAGTAGGACCAGGGTGTATTAAACCCATAAGATTTGACCCTTTGCTTTTATCTACGTTAGAAACGTTGTTTTTAAAATTAACACTCATAAATTACAGTCCTCCTTGGACCAGCATTTATTTGCTAAATGCCATAATTTATTTGAGTGTAACTCTGTTTAGATAATTAAGCAATAAAAAAGGGAGCTCGGAAGCTCCCTTGAGGGGTACAAGGTTTAATTATGCACCTTGTGAAGCATCGACACATCTCCAGTTTGAGAATCCAAATGAATATCTCTCTCTAGCTTTGTATCTTAGATTTCCTGTATCAAAATCACCTTCAAGTGATGTTGCCATAGGTGATCTAACAAAATGCTTAAAGCCGTCTGGACAGTCTGACTTAACGAAGAAAGCATCTGGGTCTGTCAGATAGTGGTTTACCACATACCCTTCAGGTATCATGCCCATATTTCTCATAGCGTTAATGTCATTATTTGCTGTTCCAGGTTGACCTGGGGTGTTAAGCAGTCTATCTGCCACAAATTGTAATTGTGGTGGAATGATAAGCTTAGTTCCTTGTAAAGCAATTGCTAATCCTCTATCGTCAACTTGAGTTGAGATTCTGATAAGCGTATCTTCAAGTGAAGTTTCATTTAAGTCAGCAAAAACTGCTGCTCTGTTAGCTCCAACACCACCACCAACTAATGGGTGGTCAGTTGCGACTAAAGGTTTTCCGTCACCTCCAGGTGCAGCTGCTGAGAAAGCGTTATTAAGAATATTTGCAGCTTTGATCTGCTTAGTGTTAGCCATACTTCTAGCTAATGCTTTAGTATATCTAGAACCAAGTCTGTCATACAAATTATCCTCTACTGCTTCTTCAGTAAGTGCGAATGCTAACGCAACTGTTTCATGCTCGTACCTTGCGGTAAAGCCTTCACTTGCGTTGTCATAAGATATGCCAGCACCTTCTGCTTTATCAGGAGCATTACCAAATCCAACAATTTGTACTTCTTCTTCGAAAGCTCGGTCAGATGACTCTTGATCAAAGATTTCAGCGTGCTCATTGTCGTATCTAGCATACTCCATACCGAATAAAGCGTTTAAGCCTGGCTCTAATTCTTTTGCTAATTGCGATCTATTAATTGCCATTATTTACTCCTATTATTAGACACCAGCTGTTGTGCTGTATGCATGCTCATTGATTTTGACTAACAGTTTGACGTTTGTGCCAAAAGCATTGTCAGGTTCATCAACCTTACCAATGATTCTGAATTGTGCAGTACCAGCTCCTGATGAACCAGCTACCTCAGCCTTAGATTGGCCAGATACTGTATCACCAGCTGTATAAGCTAAATCAACATTTGCGCCCACATCGGTTAAAGCGAGTGAGCCTGAACTTTGTACTTTATAGAGGTTATCTGGATTGTCCTCTACTAAAGCGATAATTGGGTCTGAAGAAGTTTGACCGTTTGGATAGTGTGCTTTATAAACAATACTACCATCTGTATCAACGAACTTACAGCCACGGAAGATCCCTAAGATTTTGACGGTAGTAGCTGAATTAACGACGCTAATGGTACCGCCTGTCAACATCTGAACAGGATCTCCAGAGAAAATTGCCCCTGACTGTCCGCTTGCAATAAGATATTCAGTAGTACCGTTATTTTGTGGTGCACTTCCTAACTTACCAACAAGCTTAAAGCCATTAGGTTTATCTGGGTTTGCCATAATATTTTTTCCTTATATATTATTTTCGTTTACCGCCCCCGAATGTTACTGAAGAAGTTCTCCTCGGAGACATAATTGGAGAACGAGCATCAGATTCCTTCAATAGATCATTATCAATAGCTTCCTGCATAGTTCTGCTTCTGCCTTGATAATAAGAGTTACGTTCTTCTCTTGTCTCTAGTGGAATCTTAGCTAATAATAAGCCCCCAACACCAATTACTCCTGCATGCTTTCCATCATTTATGCTAGGAAGCTCAAAATCCGTTACTTCTTCAGCTCGAACAAGTTCGAAACCTTCACGAAGTCTGGACATTACGTTCTTCCTATCTTCTTGATTTAAAGTCTCTGCCCTTATCCACCTGTAGACAAAGCCTTCAGGTGCGGGTGGAGTATCTAATGTGCTTGGTGGAGCCCAAGGTTTGCGTGCTACGTCTTTAGCACGAGTATCAGCAGAACGGG